GGTAATAAAATATATCGGTGATGCGAGTATGCATATTCATAATGCACCTATAGATGACCCAGACCATCCAAGGAGTGCAGTCAAAACTGGACTACTGATGTTAGATGCAGTAGTGAAGTTTAACGACAAGATCGTTGCTGAAGGTAAACCACCTATAGGAATGGGTGCGGGCATCAACACTGGGTTGGGATATTTGGGAGAGATGGGTTCTACTATGCGACACAGCTACGATGTTCTGGGTGATGCAGTATCGACTGCTGCTAGGATTGAGAGTAAGTGTAAGGAATATGGTTGTCTACTGTTGGTTGGCGAGGCTACATATGACAAGACCAAGGATGACTTCTTCTATCTCAAGGTTGATGAACTTGCAGTAAAGGGTAAAACCATTGGTATCCGTATATACACAGTTCTAAGTGAAATGGAATGGATGTGGAATAACACCAATTGGTGTATAGCAGAGAGCCAACACATCAAGATGCATGAATATTATCATAACCAACATTTTGATCACGCTATTCGCTTGTGTAATGATTTGATGAATGAATTTGATGGTAGAATGAAAAACTATTATACTATGTGGATCGAGCGATGCGAATTTATGAAGACACAGCCACTTGAAAAAGATTGGAATGGTGTATTCATTGCTACTACAAAGTAAGAAACTTGACTTTAGGTCATCATTCCTTTTTCTTCGCCTTTAATTTTTCCCAATCAGGATCTTTATACTCTAAAACCATATTTAGTTTTTGAGTTAGACGAATACAATCATTATCTAACATTCTGATTCTGTCCAACAACGCTATGAGTGTCATTGAAGTTTCCCCAAGAATTGGTTTGACTTCATGGGTCACCCACTTCCACACATAATATACAAAATAACCCAGTCCCATTGCTGCTATAATAGGAAATCCGTATTGACTAATTATCGCACCTATATTCATTATAATGATTCCCTATATATTTTTCTATGTTCTAGCATTTCTATACCAGCGAGTTGTTCATTTTCTGTTCTATCGCGCCACCCTTGTATTTCTTCTTTAGTGCGTTGGCACCCTAAACAGAAACCTTCATCATCATATGTGCATACTTTGATACATGGTGAATATTTTGCTTTTGGCATCGATTAATCTTTCCTTGCGTCTTCTTTTCCTTCATTCGCTGCCAAACGGTCTATGTTTGGTTTTACACCTATTGCATATGATAATAGGACATCAATTTTTGTTAAGTCATTATTCATAGTTTGGACACGGTTGTCTAATGCTTGAATTATCCCCCTCATTGATTTTATGGATCCGGTCACACTATCGAGGATATATTTTATGGTCAGGAATACGAAAAACCCTCCAACAACTGCTGCAGCTATTGGGAATCCCACCTCGGTGACTAATGCTAGAAAATCCATATTTATTTTCCTCTCTTGTATATTTAGTCCTTTACAATTGATGATAAATATAGTATAATGGTTTATATTAGTAAAATTGGTGATTGGAATATGTTAGAAATAAATGCAGTACATGAGAAATACAGTGAAGCAATTGACTTAATTAACAAAACTGAAGTCTTGTTTTCTGTTACGGAAACTCGTCTTGACAAAGATGTGTTAGGTGCACATAAGGGTCCGGATCGTATCCTTTTGTTGTTATGTATAGTTGATTTGGAAAATTATTTAGAAAATGTATCAGGAGGATATGGTGATGGCAGACTTTAGTAAACAGCAGATCGTTGAACAGGCGAGGAGCGGAATTATTAATGTTCGTTTTACGAAAGTAAATGGTGATGAAAGGGATATGAAGTGCACTTTGCTTTCTGAATATCTTCCAAATCAACAAGAGATGGATTTCACTGAAGTTGATTCTAAGGATTATCTTGCAGTTTGGGATGTTGAAGTTAATGGTTGGCGATCATTTCGAATTGAAAGTGTATCAGAAGTATCCCAGGAGTTTCTGACAGAATGACCACATTAAATGTCACTGGACTGACTGACGACTCACGCAATTTACAAAAAAAACATGTGGATCTTAGGGAGAGTCAGCTTCAAGCTGAATCCCAGGGGTCTCCTTCCCCATCTGAAAATGGTACATATCCTGAAAGTAAGGGTGGAACCGAGATGATGTTAAAGGGATTACACGAACGTGTTGATTCTGATTTGTTAGATAAATATAACATTATGTGTTCACGCGTCCGTTCCCTCAGTGAAGATAAACCAAATATTCTTTGGATGCATGATACTTGGGATGATCCCGAATGTGAACATCTTAAAGACCCAGAATTGAGAAAAAGATTTAAAAAGATTGTATTCGTCTCCAACCATCAACAACAGACTTTCAACCACGGTCTTGGTGTTCCTTATGCTGAGGGATTGGTTATTCAAAATGCAATCGTTCCTATCGAAGAACATGATAAACCAAACGATGGGGTGTTTAATTTAATTTATCACACCACTCCTCACAGGGGATTGGAATTGTTGGTTCCTGTGTTCGAACATATGTGTAGCATTAAAAATAATATTAAAATGCATCTTGATGTTTATTCATCTTTTGAGATTTATGGGTGGGCAGAGCGAGATAAGCAATATAAAGGGATATTCGAAAAATGTAAAGACCATCCGAATATCACTTATCATGGTTATCAACCAAATGATGTCATTCGCGAGGCACTCAAGAAGGCGCATATATATGCTTATCCTAATATATGGCCAGAGACGAGTGGGATATCTATCATAGAAGCAATGAGTGCAGGATGTTCGGTGGTCGCTCCTAATTTTGCTGCTATACCTGAGACTCTTAGCAATTTTGGTATTATGTATAACTGGCACGAGGATGTCAATCCGCACGCCAATACGTTTGCGAATGCTCTTAATGCTGCATTAGAGATCCATTGGGAGGAAAATGTGCAAAATAAGCTGAAATTTCAGGCGATGTATGCTAATAATTTTTATAATTGGAATCTGCGTGCCACCCAGTGGACGGGATTTTTGCAAAGTTTAGGAGGTTGATTATGACTGCGGGAATGGTAATATTTCATGTTGTGTTCATCAGCGCCTGTGTGGGTTGGTCGTGGTTCATGGGTTATCAGGCAGGACGTTCTAACGTATTGAATAAAAGGGAAAAAATAGCCCTTGACAATTGAGGTTATGTGTACTATAATAGGTCTATAGCTTGAATTATGGGATAGAGGTCTATCATGGCGAAGCGATTTAAGAATCCAAATAGGAATTTGGCGGGCACTTTTTATGGCGAGGAACCTAATTGGAAGGATCAGAATGACCTTCCACCAGATGAATTGAAAATCAGACTGACCCTTGCTTATAATTGGTACAACTCTGTGCTGGAACGGAAAAAGCACAAGGCAGCGGTTTTAAAATATCTAAAATCAATCAAAACGAACAAAACTACCATTTCATCGATCAATTTGTTAGATGATTGGAGATTCAGCACTGTTGCTAGTTTGTGTAAAATGATTGAAAATGGACTAGACTTAGACCTGTTTCCAGAAAGCAAGAAGTGGTTGGCTGCTCAAATTGGTGGATTAAAATCCTTTGGGTCTCAAAGGAAGAAGAAAAAGGTTCAGGAATATACCAATTCTAATAAAGTGATATCCATCCAAGATCGTGTTAGAGATGTGGCGAATGAACATATCGCTGAAATCGAAGATGAGCTTGATTCATTCGTGAATGGTAAATTCAAAAACGAATTTTCTATGTATGAGTGGTTACAAAAATCTGAAGTTAAACCCATGATCGCGGCGAAGATTGCCGAATATTATGTTTCCGTGCTCGAAGAAGCTGAGCTAGCTCTATCGGGCGATGATGATCAGGTTAATGAGGCATATAAATTCATGACCAAAAAACAGAAGGGTAATTTGGTTGAATTCCTAAGTGGGATCGTTGAAGACGCTCGTACGTTTGGCACGAACCAGCGCAAGGTTCGGTCGCCCCGAGCAAAGAAACCTATGTCCGTTCAGCAGTTGATAAAGAAGGTTCAATATATGAAAGAGGAACCTTCTCTCAAGATTGCGAGCATAGACCCAGCTAAAGTGATAGGCGCATCCGAGCTTTGGGTATACCACACAAAATACAAGGCACTCATGCATTATGTTGCGATTGATCGTGGGGGTCTTACTTTCAGTGGGACATCGATTAAAAATTATGATGAGTCTTTGTCGTCCCATAAGATCTTGCGTAAACCTGAGGAGTCCATCAAACAAATAATTAAAGGTGGACCGAAGGTAATTGTTAAGAGATTTAATGAGCTCGGTACTAAGGCAAAAACTTGTAACGGTCGACTAAATAATGCGACAGTGTTATTAAGGGTTATTCAATGAACGATTCGGCAAACAATAATCTAATTCAATTTCCTAGGTCTGCGATCATGCGTGAACACGCGGTCCCTTTGGCTAATGATAAAGAATCCGTTGAGTCGACTCAACGTAATATTCTTACACAAATGATAGATTTTCATGCGGGTCATCTTTTACAGATATTTACATTAGATGGAATTGATATTAAATCTGAAGATTTTGATAAACATTTTGCTGTGTCAATTGAGTGTCTTCGTGCTTCAGTTTTTAACACCCTCGGCTTATACCATCCTATGTTGCCTTTCATAAACGATATGGTACATTATGTAGACAAAATGGTAGAAGAGGCGGAAGACGACGACGACGATGACTATGATGATGAGGATGATGAATGATATGTCGGTGTATATCTCCCCCCCATTTGGTAATTATATTGGATACAAAAGGTGTAATCGGATTAGAGGAACGTACACTTGGGAACGACGTTCGGGATTAATTAGACAAACCCTGAAGACTCTTAGACCAGTTGAGGGTGGGTGGATAAACAAGATTGGGTTTCGTAATCCAGGAGTGGTTAACATAAAGGATGATTGTGACAGGGATTCAATATATTCTATTGCGGCGATAGATAGCGATTGGTCTCCATTTATTGAAAAAGCACCGCAAATGAGTAGGATAGAGCTCAATATAGGTTGTCCAAATGTAGGAAATTATAGCATAACAGATGAAGAAATTAAGAGATGCGTTGACCGTTTTATATATCTTCAGGTCAAGCTAAGTCCTACTGTTGAACTTGATTATATTTCTAAATTATATGATCTTGGGGTGAAAATATTTCATTTATCCAACACCGTTCCAACAGAGAATGGTGGTATTAGCGGAAAGCAATTAAAAGAGGTGAACCTTCCGTTAGTCGAAAAGGTTGTCAATATGAATTTACAAGGATCAGCTATAATAGCAGGTGGAGGAATATATACACCTCAGGATGTACGGGATTATAGGAATGCGGGTGTGACTTCTTATAGTCTTTCGACAATTTGGTTCACCCCGTGGAAAGTACCAGCTGTATATGAGGAGATTATGAAATGTTAACAGCACATGCAATGTTGATAATTGCTATGCTAGGTGGATCAACTGTGGATATAAGAAGCGAGTTTGATTCCATAAAAGAGTGTATGCAATTGAGGGAACTTGTTTTGAGGCAAGATGAAGCATCAATAGCGTATTGCGTTCCATTAGGAAAATCTGGGGGCGTAGAAACTTTTCAAATTATGATGGATAGGTTTATGTTATTCATACAAGAGTTGAGTGATATGAACCCGCGATATGATTATAATAAATGTGGTGCCTCGCCCACATATAATATGTACGATGATACTCCATGGTTACATGATAGGCTGAACCCGTCTCGTCCCTTTACGAAAAAATAATTTGACAATTGGGGATTTCACCTATATAATATAATAATGGATAAACGTAAATGATCTTAGTCGATTTAAATCAGGTGATGATATCGAATATCATGATACAACTCAAACATTCTGGTGGGGTTGTAGAAGAAGATATGGTTCGGCATATGGTTCTTAGTAGTCTGAGGAAATACCGAGGAATGTTTTTTCAAAAGTATGATGAGCTTGTAATTTGTTGTGATGATAAAAATTATTGGCGAAAAGATATTTTTCCTTATTATAAGGCATCTCGTAAGAAGGATCGCCAAACATCTTTGGTTGATTGGAATGCTATTTTTATCGCTTTGAATAATATTCGTGATGAACTTCGTGATCATATGCCGTATATCGTGATTCAAGTTCCCCATGCTGAAGCTGATGATATTATTGGAATTCTTTGTCGGTTGGTTGGTGAAACAAGTAGCGATGACGGCACACCAATATTAATTCTTTCTGGTGATAAGGATTTTGTTCAGCTTCAGAAATACCGGAATGTAGATAACTATAATCCCATCCTCAAGAAGGAAGTTCGTATTGATAATCCGGAACGGTATCTACGAGAACATATTATGCTTGGGGATCGTGGTGATGGTATTCCCAATTTCCTTTCACCCGACGATGCCTTTGTTACGGGTACACGTCAGAAACCAATATCTCGTTTAAAATTAGCAAAATGGGCAGAACTCGAACCTGAAGAATTTTGTAATAAAGAAATGCTTATTGGATATAAGCGCAACAAGGCATTAATAGATTTGTCTGAAATCCCTGATGATATATCTGGTCAAATTCTTGATCAATATTATTCAGGCACCCAAAACCCAAGATCGAAAATTATTGAATATTTTATGGAAAAAAAACTTAGGAAATTGATGTCTGATGTTCAGGCGTTTTAGGAGGAAATTATGGTTACAACAGCTTTAAGTACAATCGTATTAGATATTGAAAATCAGAAAACAGTAAAAAACCAAGTAGAAGCTATAAAGAAACATGCTTCTGCTGCATTGAAGGAAATTTTTATATTTTCTTGTTCCCCTGTTGTTGAGTGGCAATTGCCAACTGGCAATCCCCCATATGAGCCACTAGCTGAGGGGACGGATCAGGAGGGTCGACTCTATGGGGCATTGAAGAAACTTAATTATTTTGTTAATACACCTGAAGGTTTGGCACTTGCTTCTATGAAGAGGGAACAAATGTTTATAGAATTGATGGAGACCATTGATCCTAATGATGCCAAACTTCTTCTTCGCATGAAAACAAAAAAATTAAAGATTAAGAAGGAAGCACTGCAGCAGGTCTATCCAGAAGAAACTTGGTGATGGTCATGACCATATTACCGCCGATGGCTCAATTATTAACAGCGATTCGTGTCGTTATTCAGGCTCCGATCAATAAAATTAAGGATCGGCAAGCTGAGAACCGCCGGAACCCTGCAGGATATACACATCTTAGAGATAATTATGATGATCTAGGAAATATGGATTATGAACCTGAGAAAGTGGAAGTTAATTTTATGGACGATGCAACAAAAAATCACATGAATGCCTTAATTCAAGAAGTGGAGATTCTTAAGAAAAGACTACAACCACATGATACTGGTTACATTCATACAACGATTAATACGTTAGAACTTCGTATTACAGAAATGAAGGAAAGTAACATTGCTGAGTAGTGAAGTCGCATATATAATAGGTAATGGTTTATCTCGTTCGGGGTTTGATATTGAAAAACTAATCGGATCTGGAACTGTTTGGGGTTGCAATGCATTGTATAGGGATTGGGAAGATGAATGCTCTAACAGGAGGTTCATGTTACCGGATTATTTGGTGGCGATAGATGAAGGAATTATTTCAGAAATCGAAAGTTCTGAATTTCCATCAGATAGGTTTATTGTTCCGCCTCGTGATGAGCAATATGAACCAGCTGAGGTAAATCCTAATCGTCCTCGTAGTAATGCTGGTATGGTTGCCATGATTGAATCAATACGCAAGGGTGCTACTACGTTAATTTGTTTTGGTTTTGATTTCCTTCTTCCTGGCAACGTGACTAATATGTATGATGGAACTGATAATTATGGTATGGAAACAAGAGCAACACCACAGGATAATAAAGGAAGGCGTCGGTATCTTCAGTGGTTTGTGAAACAAAATTCTAATGTGAATTTCTTCTTTTCATTTCCAAAATTCAAGACGGTTGCGCCAATTGGTTCGGGCGTCGGCGACTGGCCACACGCTGATAATGTTCATTATTGTACATACGAACAACTGTTAGCTAACTTAGATGGTGAACTTTAACTTATCTGAATTAGAGGAAAATGTTATGTATATAGGATACACTGAAATTAAAATAGGAATATGCCTGATAGCTTTAATGTCACTTTCCATGTATATTGGTTATCGGTATTTAATAAATCATTCAGGATATTATGAAAGTGTGGTAGATGACGTTCTCCACAATTTAGAAAAAGACGGCATCATTGAGTTGGTTGAAGAAAATGGCGAACTAGAAATTTATAGTGGATATAAGCATGACCCAAAAACTACATCTTGAAAATATATTCCGTAGCAAAAAAGAAGCAGACGCAGAGCTTGGTGGTAAATTCATAGACCACGATGCGTACGATATTCTGATTACAGAGGACACGGATGTGTATAAGAAATCCAGTCTTTTTGATGAAGAGTTTGAGTCGAACTTATTGCTAAAGTTTCGCAAGAATGTGATCCCACAGGATAAGGTTCGTGCAGCATATGAAGGACTGAGGCACGGTGCGGGTCTTACTGATAATCGTGGTCTTGCGGCAGGATCAGGAAAAGAAGAATATCAACAATTAATAACAGCAACAGGTTCTGAATCAGGTAAACGTCGGTGGGTCACGGAACGTGAATCCATATGTCTTTCTTATATGATGAAAGGATCAGTCAAGGATGTGTACGGGTCTGATCAGCTAGAAATTTTGTGGAATACTGAAAGTTCTAAACCTATTCCCGGAAGAGGTGGTGGTGGTCTTATTGGTGGTGGTTCTATTTGGATAGTCGAAAAGGTGAAGAATTTTGATATTCAGGGTTGGTTTGAATCAACTTTTGAAATGAACGTTGAAGAGAGATACGCTGCTGCTTCATCATTAATTAAAGATAAGGTGTCGTCGACGACATATGGTAATGGTGTGTATTCAGGAACCGCTGGTTATATGGACAGGTATCCTCGTATTCCATTCTGCCGTGAAACTGCTTGGACTGCTGGTAACAAGGAAAAATTTGAGTCGGGCATACCTATGATGGAGGAATGTTCTAAGATATTTCAACGTGAGGTTCCGCTTCGTTGGCAGGGTCAGAAAGATTGTATCGATCAGCTTTCTGAGGATTGGCGCATAGGGAACACGGTATATACAACTATCACACTTAATAGAGATTTCCGCACAGCATGCCATAGAGATGCTGGCGATTTGTGCGAGCAACCAGAAGATCGAGCAGTTCCTCGCGGATTTAGTAATCTCACTGCTATGACGAATGGTAAGGAATATGAAGGATTTTATTTGTGTTTCCCCGAATATAGAGCAGCGGTTGATATCCGCGACGGCGACTTGTTAATGATGGATGCCCATCAAATTCATGCGAATACGCCATTAATTTCCGGCGACGAAGATGTTGAACGCTGTAGTGTCGTTTTGTATTTCCGCGAATCCATGTTGAATTGTGGGTCGTTAGAAGACGAAAACATGCGCCGCGATTTTGTATATGACAGGAAGGCTCGTCTGGCAGGTAAGGATGGACGACCCAAAAATTATAATGGCATAGACCCTAACATATTCTTTTCTCAGGATTGGGAAGATTGGAAATCATCGTATGGTTGATTACAAGAAGTTCAAAGATGTTTGGGTCCGCGAAGGATTACAGGTCGACAAGGATATGGTCAATCAATGTCTCAACAATTATAAGGATTTTGATGATCTCGATGGCGCAGTTGTTATGGACTGGGGGATGAATGTGGGTGGTTTCGGCGCCATGATGCTCAAGCACCCTATAAAACAATACATTGGAGTCGAATGTCATCCTGAAAACTTTGAAGTTGCTAGTCGTAATCTATCACATGACTCACGTGTAACTTTGATTAATGCAGCAGTAACTTCGGTAGATTTGGATTCTATAGATCTTTATCTCACCAAAAGCAAACAAGCGTTTTGTTCGGGTACTATCAATTTAAAGAATGCATCGGCGAAGGGTCTTAGGAAGGTGCGTATTACGGTTCCCACGGTGAATGCTACTGAAATCATGGATCAATATCAGCCCACGCACTGGAAGTGTGATATTGAGGGCGAGGAATATCGCATATTCGACCACTGGGATTGGAAAATCCCCGACCATGTTAAACAAATGGCAATAGAGTTTCATTGGCAAGATAGAGTCTTGGATTACGAATATGACACAAGGGATAAAATAACAAATCAGGGATTTCAACCTGTTCTTGAGGATATTAGTTATGTGAAGGGTACAAAGCCCTTTCAGTTTTTGGGTAAGGATCATTCATACCGAAATATTTGGGGAATGGATTGCTTATATAAACGATGAATTATTTACATCCTCAAAATAGAGATATTCCATTTGTGGACTGGCGTTCTCCTGAGAAACGTAAACAAGGATTTCTCTTGTGGTTGGATTGGCGTCTAACTTATAATGACCTAGACCATTATATGCCAGCAAATATCTATCGGGATGCCACAGGAGATAAGTCCCCTACAGGTAAACCAATGACTGAAGAGCAGACTCTTTGGTATTGTCTAATTTTTGGTTGTACATATCAGACTGAAATGGCATGGGCGATATATTGGAATTTTCCTGACTTCTGGAAAATTGATATAGACGAGATGCAGAAGTGGAATGTTGAGACATTAGATAAACAACGGTATGCACGCGACACAAAATACAACAAGGGCAGGATAGCGGAACAAGTTGCTTCTATGCAGAAAATTATTGGTCCGTTTGGTTCTATTCGTAAATGGATAGATGCTGCGTTGGTGGATGACGAGAATCAGTCGTTTATTAATATGTTCATTGAAGCGAGTAAAATCTACAAATATGGTCGCATGACCACGTGGTTGTTCTTACAGGCATTATATGAAACAGCTAATATTTCGGTGAAACCTGATACTATGCTTGCTACTGATAGTTCAAATTGGAGCGTTCGGTCGGGTCTGTTATACTTGTACAACAGGGACGATATTATTGAGGCAAAGACTAAGAAGAAAATATCTAAAGATGACATGAAGTTTGTTGGTTCGGTGGAACAGGATCTATATGCTGAGTCTCGTGAATATATATCAGAACACAATCGTGGTGTATTCTCGAACTTTCTACTCGAGTCTCATTTGTGTCAATATAAGAAATTGATGCTGGGCGGTGACTATGGTGGTCATTCATCCGGTGATCATTATTCTCGTGGTTCTTGGTTAGCGGAACAATGGGGTGGTGTTGTGAATTATGATGTGTTTTTTGAAGAGGTTATTCCTAAACATCACCCCATTGTACAAAGAAAACGGGAAAGCCTTGCTCTTCGTGATCTATGTAAAAAGACAGGTCAGCTTGTTAATATGCATGAAGATTATGATTATTTGCCAAATATGTATCTTGAAACTGGGATGAATCCGGACTGGTTTTTCGAAAAGGATACACATGAGGCAAAAGCAGTAAACTGTATTGATAACTATGGCACGAATTTATGGAGTAAAACATGAAAACTATGATAGGTGTTGGGGGTCAAAGAAATAATTATCTATGCGACCGAGATCCTGAAACCTCAAAAAAATTGGAGCCTTGTCTATATTTCGGTCGAAGTCATCAGATAGATCATCTTACCGATAAGGAAGTGCGAGGTGTCCTTAAAATCGGTAGAGCAAAATATACGAGACCAATTTTTAGGGGAAGAAATCAATCTGGAGCAGAGTTCAGAATGTATGCAAAAATTCATCTATATGACAATGATGCTACTAAGGTTGGGGAAAAAGTTTCAAAGAAGTTGTTCAAGTTCAAAAACTTCACTAAAGAGTCTCCATTTGTAACACAAGGGCAAACAGAATTGTATGATATTAAAGATGAAGAAATTGAAGGATGTGTTCTAGAGTTATGTGAAGCATTAAAGTGTGAAAATATTAAGGTTCGGGCAGCTACTATCTATTACAATGATGAAGACAGTGAAATAATTTATAATAAGGATATAGACCCTTCTACCATTAGAGGAGCATTTCGAAATTCATTATACTGAGAGCTACTCTTCTTCAACCAATCTCTCATTAAAAAACTGAAATAAAGGAGAATTCAATGAGTCCAGTAAAACATAGAAAGATACGCATAGCAGTTGTCGGAGTTGGCAATTGCTCATCTGCTCTTATACAGGGCATAAATTATTATCGTCATAGAAATGAAACCAATGTTCCGGGAGTTATGTATCCAAGCATCGGGGAATATTCTGCTGATGATATCGAAATCGTTGCAGCATTTGATGTAGACAAGAGAAAAGTTGGGTTACCAGTAGGAGAGGCAATATTCGAGAAACCGAATAACACTCGGATCTTTCATACCGATATTGATGATGATACGGTTGTTCAGATGGGAATCCCACTTGACGGCGTGGCAGCACATATGGCAGACTATCATGAAGATGTAAATTTCCAGCTGTCTGATGAACCTCATGTTGATATTACAAGGATATTGAAAGACAGGGAGGTTGATATCATTGTTAATTATCTTCCTGTGGGTTCACAGAAGGCAACGGAATTTTATGTAAATGCTGCTATTCAGGCAGACGTTGCTTTTTTGAATTGTATTCCGGTCTTCATAGCATCTAATCCAGTTTGGGAAAAACGATTTGTGAATGCCGGATTACCTATTATCGGCGATGATATGAAGTCTCAATTTGGTGCTTCTATATTATCTCAGGTATTACAAGAAACTCTATTTAATCGGGGACACAGTGTAGAATTTCATCAGCAACTGAATGTGGGCGGTAATAGTGATTTTGCTAATATGATGGATCAGTCTCGATTAGCTTCAAAGAAAACGTCTAAGGAGAATGTGATCCGTAGTCAGAACGATATTCGTGGTATTCCTGTTCCTAAAGATGGTATTTATGCAGGTCCATCCTCCTTTATTCCTTATCTTAAGGACAACAAGGTTGCTTATATTAAGGTGTTGGCGCATGGATTTGGCGGTTCTCCTGTAGAGATTGATTGTAAGTTATCGGTGGAAGACAGCCCTAATTCTGCTGGCGTAGTGATAGATGCTATTCGGTTTCTGAAGGTCGCTCGGGAAATGGGTATTGTTGGTTCATTACGAGGACCATCGGCATGGACTCAGAAAACACCACCTAAACAGATGACAATTGAAGATGCTAAGTTAGAGTGCGATGCTCTTGCTGGTCGTTCGTTTACAGATCTCACGAAGAGGCAACATGTCCATGCTTAGTCCTAGAGGCTCGATAGGGCATTATCATAGAGGTGGAAGAATAAACACTTTTGATTATGACGGTGTTATCAATATGGGTCCTAATCATACAGGTGTTAGACCGTGTGTGAATGATATAATTGTGTCCGGAAAACCTATCAGTGAATATGAGGAACTTAAACGTAACATAAAACGGATGGACATTTCAAATCATGTCATCATGAATCCTTTAGCTCGTACTGATGAGAAATATTCTAGACGAGAAAGTGGTAGGTGGAAAGCAAAGGTGCTGCTCCTATTACAGGAATGCTATGACATTGGCATACATTTTGAAGACGATCCGGTTCAGATTGAGGAAATTCGTCTAGTTATTCCGAATTTGACTATTGTTCATCTTGACCATAAATTGGTGGACCATATATTGGTGAAAAAATGAAATTTACATTTGCTCAACGACCTGAGGGATTCGATAAACACATTGATCAGTCGATCCGCAGGTATTCTGACTTGTGGAATGATATTCTCAAGATCTCTGAGTATTTCATAGAGGAAGACACGTGTGTCTACGACATAGGTTGTTCTACTGGTAAACTGATCGCCGCCATGGTGGAGCGGAACACTTGGGTTGAAGATGTAACATGGATGGGGATAGAAATTGAAAAGGATTTCTTTGGTCATCCTGGTTTGGATGAAATTGGAGATAAGTATCGTGAGGGAGGTCGGTCGGTGTATTTTAAGAATTCTGATATTCGGGAAACTACGATCTCCCCAAACACCTCATTTGTGACGTCCATTTTCACATTACAGTTTATGCCTAGAGCTGATAGATTCGAAACTATAAAGGGGATATATAATGGATTAAACAAGGGTGGTGGGTTTGTTTTTGCTGAAAAGACTATTTCCCCCCATACTTTGATCCATGATATTCGGACCTTTACCTATTATGACTTCAAGCGCATAAACTTTGATTATGATGATATCATGACCAAAGAGCAGGAACTGAGGCATATGCAGAAACCAGATACACGCGATGATCTGATTCAGATGTGTAAAGATGCTGGATTTCAACAGGTAGACTCCTTCTGGCAGAACCATTCTTTTACAGGATTCATTGCGATTAAGCCGTGACAAATGATCATAATGGATATTAATTTTGAGTTTCGTTTAGAATCAGTGACTTAGTGATAATGATTTCTCTTGACAAATAGGGCTTTATAAGTTAGAATAAGTTATAATGAGAAAACAGAGAGAGATTGATATGATGAATTGCAACCTGACCCTCAAGGGTCTCACCAATCACGGTAAGAATCGTATACGAGAGCATGGTGACCAGTGGGAGGTCATGGGAACTACCCTGACCCCCAAGCCAGCATTACCTCCCATAAAATCGCTCAAAACAGGCGAAATTCGATGGTTAGATGATATTAATTTTGAGTTTCGTTTAGAATCAGTGACTTGTAATTCAAATTGAGCCTTGACAAATGGCGTTTTATGAGGTACAATAGGTCATAATGAGAAATGAGAGAACGATGACTAGCACAACCCCCAACGAATTAGGCAAGTTGACTAATCTTCTTGCTACCGAAGATATTGCTGTAGAGCACCGCAAGGTTCATACAGCTTCTTTCGACGTCAAAGCTCGAGTCCTCACGCTTCCTATCTGGAAGGATATGACCAAAGAGCTGTACCATCTTTTGGTTCTCCATGAGGTTGGTCACGCTTTATATACACCCGAGGAAGACTGGATTAAATCAGTCAAAGATGATAAGAACCTCAAGGGATATATTAATATTGTAGAAGATGCTCGTATTGAGCGGATGATGAAAATTAAATATCCTGGTTCTCGGCGGGATTTTGTTATTGGTTATAAGGAAATTTATGATCGCGATATTTTTGGTGTTAAGTACAAAGAAATCGATGCGATGAATTTCATTGACCGCGTGAACCTTTCCTTTAAATTAGGTTCATCCATGGATATTCAATTCACCGATGAAGAGCAGTCGTTTGTTGATCGGTGTGAGACAACCAGGACATTCGACGATGTCGTATCTCTTTCGCAAGAAATGCTCGCCTATGCTAAAGATGGTGCTGAGCTTGATGAGAACGCTTTTGGTGAGAACGCTTTTGGTGATGGCGAGTTCGCTGAGTTTAGTGATGATGAAGGCGATTCCTCTGGTTCAGAAGGTTCTGAAGAATCTGATAAATCCGATGAGAGCGAGGGTTCCGGAACTGGAGGGAGCGGCAAGGGTGAATCTGAGGAGAGTGATAACTATACACCCGAAGATGATGGTGTGTTTCCTTCCTCTCCTGCCATTCGGGGTGGTGTTGGGTGCGACGATGGCGTGACTGCTACCACCGATGAGAATTATAACAAAAATATGGTAGATCAGATGGTCGATCGGGAAGCTATCCCTTCGAACTATATCGTATTGGATAAGTCGGTTGATTACAAACCATATATTGTCAATAACGAGAAGATCAGAGATCTAATTAGGCGCCATAGGGATTTGTGGAGGGAAAATGACAAAGATCAAAAAGTAGGCGATTGGGATACAGAGACTGAACGTCGTTATACGGAGTTTTGCATCAACAACAAAAAAAATGTTGCTTATCTCGTTAAAGAATTCGAAATGAAGAAAGCTGCTGATCAGTATTCTCGCTCCAAAGATGCGAAGACTGGAGTCATCGATCCTAATAAGCTGCATTCTTATAAGTTCACAGACACCATCTTCAAGCGGTTGACTGTTGTTCCTGATGCGAAAAACCATGGTCTGATGATGTATATTGATTTTTCGGGTTCTATGGCAGAGAATATGTTAGGAACGACTGAGCAGTTGCTGAACCTTGTTATGTTTTGTCGGAAGGTGAACATTCCCCATCGAGTTTATGGTTTTACTGATAGCCTACGTCTTGTGGATCGTGTTACAGGCATGGATGCTAGAGATGAAATTCCTTCCACCGCCGATAGAAATATAGGAAAGGCATTTTCAACTTCTGCCAGTGGTAGTTATCTCATGGAGCTATATACAGAGAAAATGAACAATTCGGCATTTGTCGAAATGACCAAATATCTCTTGGACTATGCTGGTCATTGCGACTGTCGTTATTATAGATATGCTCGCAGCAAATACCAAACGCAAGATGAATCATGGCAACCATTTGTTTTCACTCTTGGTGGCACTCCTTTGAATTCCACTCTGCTTCTCGTGAGGAATATGATTAATGATTTTAAGAAAGACACTAGTGCTCAGGTCGTGAATCTTGTATTCCTAACTGATGGTGAATCCCACCCGTTGGTCTATAATCCTCATGCCTGTGGCGGGAAACATTGGCGAGCGATCAACGTCATTCGAGATCCGATTACCAAGGTCGAAGGCAGAGTTAGGAGATCACGCGACGAAACAAAAATTCTGTTGAAGATAATTCGGCAATCGTGTGATGTGAACGCTATCAACTTCTTTATTTGTGTTAGTAATCGTTTGCCTCATGTAGTTTGGGGTCTCATTAATGGAACGGATGATAAAAAAGCAAATCCGGCGCTATATCATTCGTGGAAGGCGGCGGAAGTGTTT